CACTTTTTGTACGTGTATAACCTGACATATATGTAGATACAATCTGATCGAAGTTATCTTGATTAGGAGCAGCAGAAAATGTTTCTTTATCCTGTCTTAATTTTTCTTCATAGATAGCATGCTTAGATCCTAGTACAGCGACAGCTTGTTGTTTTGCCCCTTCCTGCTGAAATAACTTTTGTATTTGTATTCCAGCATTAGACATAGGATCTATACCGAATTTCTGTACTAATTCTTGACCACGAAATTCGTATAAATCTGCTGTATCGTATGGATTTTTAGCTAGATCATTTTCACTAATATATGTTTTAGTATCAGTAAAGTGTTTTTCAATATCATTCGTAAGTCTATTAACTATTAACTTCTCAGCATAGTAACCATTAACACGGTAAGTATCTCCTAAGTAATCAGCTACATCTAAATCTCCACTATGTATAGCTGCATTACGTTTTTCTTGTAGTCCTTTGACAGCCTCCTCGTTCATGGTTGCTGTCATTTCTTCAAATGTATCGAATGCACCAGCAGCATCAAGTTGACGATACTGCTCCATTCCAGATTGTATGTCGTTAAACTTTACCAATCCTTCTGCAAGACTGCCTAAGTTTTTAGCAAGTGTTGGTGACAAGTTAGCCCACATCTTAGCTTCAGCTGCTTTTTGTTTAGCTAAAGATCGTTTGTTTTCGATGTCACGCTTTGCCATAAGCTGCTGGTTTTCAAGTTCCAGCTTTTGTCTATTTACTTCTAGCTTCTGTATTGAATCTCTGTTATCCTGTTCAGTTTTATAACTTCTCCGTAGATCAGTCAGGTTAGATTCATCCAGTTGCTTTTGCCTTGCTCGTTGTTCTTTCAAGGCGTTGATTTCAATATCAGATTGGAGCCGCATGTTTTGCAACTGTGCGGACCCACTGATACTTAAGTTTTGAAAGCCACCTCCTTGGAGTTGCTTTTTAAAACCTTTTGCCATTAGTATCCTTTAATTTGAGCGTGTGTGTTAAATGCACCACCTATAGTTCCAGCAATACTACTGATAGTACTACCCCATACTCCGCTAGCTGCTGCACTTGGAGACATCATGGCTCCTAACACTGGCTGCGGTCCAAAGTCATAAAGGTTGCCTGTGGTGTTGGTAATGGTTCTATTGGTGTTGGTAATATACCGGGATCTAACATCTTAGCAGCGTATGCTCGTAAGTCAGCTGCTGTTCTATCCCTACCTATAGATTCTATAGCAAATTCAGTATTAGCTGCGGCATTAGCCATCTGTGCATTAAGCATAGCCATTCTGCTACCATACTGTAGAGCTGCAGTTGCAGATAATTTGTCTGCAGTTCTTCCTTCAACTCCTCGTGCTCGTAAAGCACCCTCTGCCATTAAAGATTCTATATATGCTTCATTAGCATCGTAAGCTGCTTCTTGTTCTATTTCGGCTAGCTTTGCTAATTCTTGATCTCTGCCCCTTACGTGGGCTTGTTCGTTAATTGTAAGTTGATCTGCATAGATCTGATTAGATCTTTCAAACTGTGCTTCGTTGGATGCCTGTTGTCTATTTCTAATTTGTAAATCGTAGTTATACTGTCTTAAATTAGTTGCATCTCGAAACGCAGCCAGCTTACCTTCTTGTTGTGCTTTTAGTTGTATTTCTTGTACCAGATAATCTCGTTGTGAGAGTAACTGGTCCTTTTTCATTTCCCATGCTTCGGTGTCATATTCTAGCTGCCTTTGCGTAGCTTCGTTCTGCAAGTTTGCTTGCTGTTTAGCTGCGTTAGCTGCCTTATTGCCACCAACAATAGAACCAATTGCACTAATTCCAGCACCTACAATAATTGGTAATACCATTAGTTTCTCCTGTAAAATCTAGGTGAGTATATTCCTTCCCACATCATAGAGTTAAGAGCGACAGGAAAAGGTGTATCATTAAATAATCGTAATGTAAAGTTATCTGATTTCTGATGTATTGGTAACGTAAATACTGACTGATCTGCTAATGCAATATCGTTTGCTAAGTACTGATCTGCTGTAGCTACTGGATTAAGGTTATACCACTCATCTAAATATATAAGAACAGTAGCTCCGTTTGCTGGTGCTGAGTTAAGTGTTAACTGTGTATTACTGTTTACTGTAAAAGCTGTAGTTACAACATTGTTAATTTTAACTTTTATCTGATCCTTGTCAATATAACTAAAATCTGATGGATTCCAACTAAATACTGTTGTACTACCGTCACCTACATATTCACGTTTACCTTGTCGTACACCTTTAGACTTTAATTTAAAACCCATAACACCTGATAAACCTACGGCAAACTTCATACGAGCTATAGTAAGATTAGCAGTAAAGTCGGATTTAGTTTTAGCATCGTCTAACTTAAAGTACGTTTTAGGTAATATAACATCAAAGTCAAATTTATAACCTACTATAACATCACTAGCTACACTTGTCAGGTTTTTAAATGGTACTTTAAAATATGTGTTACCACTTTCTAGTACACGTTCTGGTGTAATAGTAAATCCAGACTCAATAAAGTTACCTGTAGCTGTGGTACCTTTAATTATTATAACTGGAGTAAGATTAGTAGCATCGTTGTATGGTATAAAACACTTACTAAAGTTACCGGCTGTGTCAAATGTAACAGAGCTAGCTGTCGCATATAAGTCAATACAAGGATTGATTCTTTTACCTTCGTTATTAACAATAATAGCATCTTCCGGGCTTTGACTTAAACTAGCTTTACTTAGTGTAACTTGATTTCCCTGTTTAGTTACGATAAAAAGCTCGTCAGAGTCTGCTGCTATTGTTTGTACATTACCGGGTGATTGCCAGTTAAACCATGCCTGTACTAAATTCTTTTCTCCATCACTGTATGTTCTGAAAAAATATATGTATCTAGAACTCTGTCCAGACAGAGCAATGAATTGGTTTTGTGGGCTTGAAATAAATGTATCAATATTTGAGGGAACCCACTCATTAACTATCTTACCTATGTCAAGAACCTGTGGGTTTTCATTTTCTCCACGTGTAATCATAGCAAAGATTCTAGTATAACTAGCAGTCTTACTAATAAAATTAAGTGTAGTACCTGTGTCAACTGGTTCTATAATGCTATCCATTTCATAGTTAGCAATCGCACGAATGTTAGCTTTTGATGGTGTAAGTATGCCATCTGTTGCTGACAATAAAAATTGTTGGTTAGCACTAAATAAAACTAAACCTTGAGTAGTCGGTAAAGCACTGTGTAATGCAGCTGGTCGGATAGTTGTAGCTTTAAGATCTATAGGATCTGCGTCTGTAACAGTCTGTGCTGATGTGTGATAAAAATTAAATAAATCAATCGCCTGACTCATTGACACATTATCAGTTGAAAGAAACCCTAGTCGATTGTTATGAAAGAATGCTTGTTGTATTGTCTGCCCATTAAAAGATGGATGTTTGTTTGTGTTATCATCTCCTACCTTTCTATCTGTATAATCTATTTGCTGAAAGGTAAAGTTGTTTACGCTAGGATTGACTAACTCATGTGGCATTGTAGAATTAGTAAGTCCTAAAGATACATCTGGAGCAACTGATTCTGACCAGAATCCCGGTCCGCTTGTTGAATCATCGGCTGTATATTTAACATAATACTCAGTACCTAAAGTACCACTGTTAAGTATTTTAACTACATGATTATGTTTACTTTCGTTTGGAAGATCAGCAATAGTTGAAACCTGATCTTGAAAGACAAGAAGTTTATCACCACTCACACCACCCACACCTGTAATAGCAAATGCAGTGGAACGTGAAATATACAAGCTGTCTGCTGTTTGAGTTACGGTTAATCCTAACGATAAATTTTGAATCTGAGTCTTAAAATGAGAAAGCACATCTGAATATTTATCTGTTGCCGCAGCTGTATGTGAGATAGTTTGACTAGCGATTGTAATTTCATACGGCACACTACCTACATCACCGATTAATTTAATTGTAGCTTGTGACTTTGCAACAAAAGGTGGAGCTGTTTCTACGCCTACTTGCTGAGTTTTATTTGTAATAATACTTGTGTCTTGTACAGTCAGTACATGATAGTCTGTACGTGAAGTTGCTGTAAGATACGCCTGTGCCCCTGTACCGTACGTTACATTAGCAGGGGTCCCAGTTACAGCATTCCATATGTAAATAGCTCCTGTAGAGCCTGCTGGTGCTGGTGTAATACAGCCTATATATTTTTCATCATCAGTTCTAGCAATGTAGAACCATTTGGAGTTGTCGTATGTAGTGCCGGTACCTAAGTTTGCAATCCATTTAAATCCCGGTCTTTTAGTAAGTCCAAAAGTTGGATCAGGATAACCATTTAGGCACTCCTCTACTTGACCGGGAAGTTTTTTATCATCAGATTGTCTAGATACTCCACCTAAATAGTTATCAACTCTTTGTGTTACTGCTGGCATTATCGTTGTAAAGCATGAAATGGTTGATAGCTTTGATAGTAGTTTTGCTGTCCTTCTGGATGTCCAAACATAGTAAACTGTCCTTGTCGTGTTTCATACTCCATAGCCATAGCTCTAGACTGTTTCTCTTGTTGTTCAAGGCGTATGTACTGGTCATCATCTCCTACTATTCTACCAGACACAAGGGTAGCTGCTCTGGCTGTAATATAATTTTGTATTGGTTCTGGTAAATCTATCCAGTCAAAATACCATATCACATCAAACTCAGGATTGTAGTCCCATTGAAATGTGTGATTATATCTATCGTAAAGTTTACCTGATCTTCTAACTCCGTCGTAAGATCTGTTCTGTGCATTTTTAGATAACTTAATCTGTATTACATTATTAGGTATGAGAATTTCTTTATTGTTATCAGGCTGTATTTTATCATAGTGGTACTCTTTATTGAAAGTCCATCCTTCAGATTGTACCTCTCGTGACACCTGTAACAGTGTATCGTAAGCAATCGCAACTTCCGGGTTGGTTTGGTCAAGAGTAGTTACAGGAGCCTGACCACATGATGTTAATATTTGATTAATAGCTGGTAGCTCTTGTGTAGCGTTTGTGGTTGGAAAAGGCATAATTAATAATAATAAGAAAAGGGGAGAATAAACTCCCCGTGTAGTGTCGCATTAGAATGCAGCGGCACCGGAAGCACCGGCATTTGCACCAGCGATTAGCTCAACAGCAGCAGCGGGATTTAAGTAATCCGCTCCCATTGCTAAACGTCCAAGGATTACGTCACCTTGGTAAACAACTGAAACGTCTCCAGATGTTACTTGAACTTGTGGTCCAATAGCTTCAACACATCCTGCAGCTTCTTTCTGGAAAATAAGTCCGCAAGAATGATTGAACTCACCGTTAGTACCATACTCATTATGAATACCTGATGTAGCATTATCGGCTGTTTCGATTCCTTCTTCTACAAAGGTACCAATATTTCCGGGAGATGTAACACCGGGTGTTGTTGTATTAGCATCAGAACCATACTTAGTACCATACTTACCGAAGAAAGGTATGTTCATCGACTTGTAAATCTTGATACCAGCAATCTCGACAATACCTTGTCCAGACTGTAAAGCGGTACCTTGAACATCTCTGTTAACAAGATAAGCACCAGCACCTGTTCCACCTATACCTTGTATAAGTTCGTAGTACTGTCTTGGGTTAAGTACAGCTACTCTACCTTCAGAGCTTACTCCTTTTTCATCAAGAGCAGCAGCTGCATCGTAGAAAGCATTTACAAGTAAACCAGCGTCATAAGCATTGGATGCGTCACCAGTACCTACTCTGATCTGTGTTCCACCGGGTTCAATGAAACCAGTTTTAGTAATTGGATGAGTTTTTCTAGCACCACGAGTGATGGCTCTGAATACTAGACGGTCATACTTTTGAGCAAGAGCATATCCAATCTTCTTAGATATTTCTCCTCTCAATTCGTAGTGAGCAAGTGTCTCATCTAATTCGTAGACAAATGCACTAGAGATGAGTAGGTCATCAACTGTGATTGTCTTTTCAGCTACTGGAGGTGCTCCATCGGAGTTACCTAGTATGCTGTTACCGGGTGTGTGATACTCGGCTTTTGTACGTCCAGTGTAGATGAACTGAAGACTCTTACCGTTTGTAAGGGTTCTCTTCATTACAAGGTCTCTAGCAATTGTATTATGCTGGAAGCCTTTAAACATCTCTCCACTGAACAACTTTAAATAAAGTTCACGTGGGTCGGTTCCGGTAGTACCATTATCGGTTCCGGAGTTAAAACCCATACGTGTGAGACTCGTTTTAGTCCCTGTACTATTTTGTTGTGCCATTAATATGGATTATAAAAGTTAATATTGATTAGTACTAAAATTTTTCTCGAGATTTTGTGTGTCTATCCACACCGTCTAGACGGCTCAAGGTGTCTCCTTAGAGGCTTGTGCCAATAGCAGGGGAGTCCGACTCTGAGGTGCTCCCCGTGCAGTTAGTAAGAAGGAACCTCTAGTTGAGCATCTTCTTTTTTTTCTTCAGTTTTGTTTTCTGGTTGTTCTGATTCAGTCGAGTATCGAGTTAGAAAAGCTGTTCCGAAACATCCTCCAGATTGTTGTTGTGACATTACTTTGTTTTAGTATAAACAACACCACGGTAAACGTAAGTTACTGTCATAGTTCCCTCCGATACCTAGTCCCCGTTCCATGACTAGATTACATGCGTCGCAAATAGCGATGAACGGACGTTGGAGTTATCCTAATTGTGGTGCTGTAAGTGCTACGTTAGAATATTCCGGGTATGATTTGACCTGTTGTTGCGTATGCTCCAAGAGCTGCAACGATACCGATCATTGCTGCCCAGCCATTAAATCTTTCTGCTTCGGGTGTCATAGTTTTTTGTTTTGGTAATAGTTGTATAGGTGTTTCGTTTGGGTAGATGTTTTTTCTACCATCAATATCGGTAGTTATCATTTTTTCTTTTTATAAGGTTTAGCGGTCTTTGCAGATCGTCTAA